AGGAGAGGCTGGTCGCCTGCCACAGCGCGTCCCCGTTGTACCAGGGGTTGGGCTGGTCGATCAGTTGCTCGACCTCGTGGCCCTCGGCCCAGTCCCAGGTGGTGCCGTCGCTCCGGGTCTCGACCCGTGCGATGGCGTCGGGGAAGGTCCGCATGACCCACATCACGGGGGCCATGACGACGTTGGAGTCGAGCCCTTCGGTGGCGCGGCCGCCGCCGCGGATCAGGTCCGCGAACGTGACGACATCGCTGGGGATGAACCCGTCGTCCACGATGGTGAGGCCCTTGGTGTGGACGGGGGCGTGGGACCGCTTGCGGAACAGGCCCTTGAGTATTGTACCGATCTGCATTTAGCGCCCTCTCGTGGTCGCGGTCTTATTGGGCAGTGGCCCGAGCCACCAGGACGGCGGCTTCGGGACGAGCGCCAGCTTGTTGAATGCCCCGCTCGAGGCGTCCACCTGATCGTCGGGCACATCGTCGCTCGGGAAGGCGTGCAGCTCGCGGAGATAGGACTCGTTCCACGTCCCGCGCACCAGCTTCACGTTCCCCGCCTGCGCCTGCGCCGCCATCGGGTTGGCCCGGGTGATCTTGTCGCCCGTCACCTTGTCGGGGAGGATCGCGTAACCCTGGAGGTTGATCACCGTGGTCTTGACGCTGTCCACGCCCGAGCTGCCCGGCTCCTGCTCGACGTAGATCCGGACGGCGACCCCGTCCGACTCGGCGGTCTGGCGGATCACCTTCTCCCGTTCGCCGCTGCCCCACTGGCCGCGCACCACGTCCTCGACGTAAAAGATCCCGTCCTTGAGCGCCATCCGGGCACCCACGGTCCAGTCGCCGCCGCCCGCGGTCGCGGCCTTGTCCCAGTAGCGGACCTGCTTGGCCTCCGCGGGTGCGGCCGGCACGATCTCAAACCAGGCGCGGTTGAACACCATCCCCGCGGCGGGCCGGATCTTCCAGTTCCCCGCGAGTAGCCGTTCCCGCTCCACCAGCGGCAGGGCCATCAGGTTGGCGAGATATTCCGGGTTCGCCAGCATGAGCTTCTGGTTGTCGTGGACGCTGGCCGGGATGAACGTGACCGACTTGGGGTGGAGCGTGGGATACTGGCGGGCCAACTCCTCGGGCGTGTCGGCCCAGATCATGGCATCACTCACCCGGACGAACCAGCGGAGCACGCCAGCCCGCTCTGTGATGGGGTAGCCCGTCTCCTGGTCGATCCACCAGGCGATGAACCCGGCGACCCAGGAGTCGGCGTCGGGGTTGGTCGTGGCGCGGACGTAGGGGCGCACGCCGGACAGCGAGCGGTTCCGCGAGAGCAGGTAGAAGAACTGCGTCTCACTGAAGTGGGTGAGCTCATCGAACCCGATGAACGGGATCTGTGCGCCCTGCCATTGCAGCTTGTCGGGCTCGTGCTGCAGGTGGGCGAACTTGACCTTGGCGCCGGAGGGGAACTCCCACTCGAGGATGTACTCGCGGGGCTCGGCCTGCATGAGCGGGTAGAGCTTCATGCTCTCGTCCCAGAGGCCGCCGGGGTTCCGGATCTGGGTCGAGGTCTGCCGGAAGATGACCGCGCTGAACTCGGGGTTGTGGACGTGGCGCGTGGGCTCGAGTAAGAGGCCCCACGTCTTGCCGCCGCCGGCCTGGCCGCCATAGATCACGATGTCGGCCGGGGACGACAGGAACGCCCACTGCGGGCCGGGCTGCGGGCGCAGCTCGATGTGTTCAGGCGCGTTAGCTGGGGCGGTCACCGCGGCCATTATCGGGCAGAAGGATGCTCACGATTGCGTGTTGAATGGGACCGCCACCGGGGCCGGTCACCGCCACCTTGTCGGTGTGCATCCCGATGTGGTTGGCGAGTGCCTTGAGTGCGTCGGTCTTGCTCCACAGTCGGTATTCCGCCTCGCGGGTGGTCACGTCGTCCCGGGTGTAGCTCTTGTACTTCACCGACTGAATGGCCCGCGAGGCGTTGGCTGGTGCCCCTGCGACCGGCTCGAGGTGGCCGAGGTCGTCCATCGTGTAGTGCCGCACATCCGAGAACGCCAAGGCTGCGAGTTCACGGACCACCTCGTCTTGCGTGACCTGCGTCCGCTCCTGCCGCTCGGCCATGAGCTCGGCGATTCGATCGGCGACACTAAGTTTTGCTAAGAGCTGCGACCCCTGTTCGTTCGCCGTGCGTGGGCTATACCCTGCCCGAATGGCCGCCCGCGTGGCGTTCAGGTCAACCAGATACTCCTGACAGAACCGTTCCTGTTTCGGGTTCAGGCTCACGCATCATCTCCCGCTCTCACCAGCGACTCCGTACACCGGCACAACGTGTGGCCCGGTGGCCCGCTCGAGCCGTTCGGGTAATTGCCGTTGATCGGCGCCCGCTGCCCGTCCATACCCTGGCAGAAGCGGCAGGTCCGCCCGTCGCTCGGCACGATCGCCACCCACTCGCGTTCCCAGCGGTCGGGCAGGATGACACCGTCGCGCACGTTCCGCTCCCACTGCTCCCGCCGGCCTTCGTTCGCCGCCTGCATCAGCTCGTGACGGGCGATGACCAGCGCCCGCTGGCGCCTCAGTCGTGCCGCGTAGCGGTCCAGGATCGCATCCCGCCGGGCCGATGGCACCCCGCGCTCGACCAGTTCCTCGGCCCGGGTACGGAGGGCACGGGCCTGGACGCGGTTGAGCCCGACCACTTCCTCGACCAGCTTCGACGCCCGGAACGGCGACAGCCCTTGCTCGAGCGCGCTGGCGATGGTGTCGCGCAGTGCCCGGCGGGTCTGGTCGCTGATCCCGGCGACCAGGGCGCCCGAGCGGGTCCGTGCCCAGTAGGCGAGCTCGGCCACGGGCAGACCTTGCGAGGTGCCGAGCCGGGCGACGATCTCGGCCTCGGTCCCGATCCGCATCCCGGCGAGGGCGGCAGCGCGGAGCGCGTCCTCGATCGCGGGGCGCACGGTCCAGAGCTGGGCGACCGGCACCGCTTGCAGCGCCGCCTCGAGATCCCGGAACCGCATCGCGCCCCGGATCCGGAGCAGGATGGCGCGAGTGGCGAGGGCGGCGAACGCGATCGCTAGGGCGCGACTCAGGGTCGCCTGGTCGGCCTCCGCGGCCTCGTGCATCTCGCGCCACCGGGGGTCGGCGTCGTTCCTGAGCGGGGCATCAGCCATACCGTTTCGGGTAGGTGTGGATGACCCACTCGTAGTACGCCAGCCGCAGCGCGTCGGCCAGTGCCCGCAGGAACAGGATCACGCGGCCTCCGCGGCCCGGTAGTCGAACTCGGATCACGCCGCCTGGGCCGCGACCGTCAAGAACTCCAGCTCACGTTTACAGTTCGGACACCGAGCCGCCGTGCCTGGCAACCTGGGTGCGGGGAGCCGGGCGTGGCGCACGCGCACCTCCAGCATCGTCCCTGGCAGCACGTGGCCGAACGGCATACCGCAGACCACATCCCCGCTATTCGGCAGCCACTTCGTGCCCGGGCAGCGGATCCGGTCGCCGGGGCCGAAGTGCGCTCGCCAGTGCCCCAGCGTTTGTGCCTGACACCAGCGGACCCGCTCCTCGCGTTCGGCGTCGTCTCTGCGCCGGTCGGGGGTGCCGCGGTGTTCGGAGCGGCGGTCGGTCATAAAAAACGGCCCGCCTCCCCGCGAATGGGGAAACGGGCCGACGCTGGCCCAGTGGAGATTGTCATACGCCTCCAGGTTGAAAGATACTATTTGCCGATGAGTTGCGCCAACCTCACTCGCCCTTGGCGATGCGCTCCAGCTCCGACCGGACGGTGGGCGCATGGTTGCCGACACCCTCGTGGTGAATGGCGAGCGCCGCCCACACCTCCTCGTCGGTCAGGGCGCTCGGCACCAGCGCGCCTTGGGCGGCAAGTCGCTTCGCATACTCGTCCATGCTCATCGGCGCCGGGTTGCCATGCTCATCCCAGCCTATCCAGTCGGCAGTCGCCTTCCGCATCGCCGCCCGGAGCGCCGCCACGTTCCGCTCGTTCACGCCGCCTCCTGTCGCTGGCACTGCGCGTGCCCCATCGGGCTCGCCGACCGCATCCCACAGCCCGGGCAGGCGTAGAGCGTTTGCGTCGGCTCGGGGCTCGACCGCTCGCCGTCCGGGTCGGGCTCGTACCGGGCCGCCTTGTTGTTCTTCCGCTTCGCCACCAACTGGCTCGCCTTCTTGTTCCGTGAGGGCGTGTCCTGCCGGCGGGGCGGGAGCCCCATCTCGCGGGCCGCCCGCTTGAGCACCGAGGTGCGACAGCGGAGCTCGTTCGCCATCGCCTCGAGCGACCAGGTGCGCCAGTCGGGGTAGGCGGTGCGGATGAACTGCTGCTCGCGCTCGGTGAACACGCGGAGCCGGGTGCCGTTGGCGGCGCGGTACATCCGGGCCATGTGCTCGGGCTGGTGGTTCGGCTTCATGCCTCCCCCTTGGCGATGCG